TCAGGTAAAACCGCCCTTGCTTGTTCTTTAGCAATGCCGTTATCAATTGCCCACTCATAGGCTTGCATAGCAGTGTGCCAAATATTACGTTGATGTTGTTCCCATTGTACATGAAGGGAAGTATCATCTGTAATTACACTATTCTGTCTATTCTTTAAATCCTGTAGACGTGCTTTACGAATTACAACAGAGTTACTAAGATCGCGTATGTCAGCATACCGCTGAGAAAACTCTTGGAAGCTGAAGCTTCTATGACGTAATAGTTGCCTTGCAATGTCTCGGGTTGTGTTAACTTCGATTGTTGCACTTGCCATTTCGAATGGTGACCAGTGTTTATGTTCGATGAGATAGTCAAGTAACTTTGGAGTTGTCTTGGTGTTAGCTTGATTTTTCGGGTTTGAGACACGGGCGCAATAAGCGATGAGGTCCTGGATGTTATCCAATCCGTTGTGGTCACGTTCACCTGCATGAATCCTATGTGTGAGTTGAGTATGTGCGACTAATTTAGCTTGCATGATCTATTCCTATTTATTCAAGGGTAAAATTTCAGTAGACATATTATCATGGTAATCACCGCTTTCATAATATCGTCGACTTACTGTAGTAATCTTTACTCCAGCCTCTACTTCTTCATATGTTATAATTTTACGTTTTATAGCTTTTTTCGGACTGCGATTTGCTTCTGCAGTAAAAGGTCCTTCGTCATTCATACTTTAAAATCTCCATAATCTTTCTTTTCTCTGTTACCGAATGTATTTATTGGCGCAGAATCTTGGCCCGCGTCAGATATATTCTGTGCAGAATCTTCTACATCATACAGTCGCATCTTTGATCTATCAACTCCAACTATAAATCTTTTGTTAATACCAGGATCGTTATAACGATTTTTAAGCTGCTTAACAAGTATTTGATTTAGTCCTTCGAGTTCTTCGTTTGAGATGAGAGCAAACATAAGATCGGCTGTAGCAGGTAATCCGAATGACTCAGACGTGTCTTCGAGACCGACATCACTCGATCCATATCCTGTTCTAGTTGTCTGAGTCGCTGATACAACGGGCACGTTGTATTCGACTGCAAGTCCGCGAATCTCTTCTGCAATAGATTTGATGAGGGAATACGTATTGACACCGCCACTTAATCCTTTTATACGAGACGATGCACAGATGTTCAAGTAATCAATAAATATAATATCCGGTGCAAAGTCTTTTTTGAGTTTAAGTTCATTGAGCAATGCACGGAAATGGCCGACATGCGCAGAACCAGTTGGATATTCTTTAATAATCAATTGGCCTGAAGTCTTGGATGCGATCTTGTTTACTTTATTATGAAACATATCTTTCGATAGATTTTCAAGTTGATCAATAGGCACGTTAAACAAGTTAGCATCAATACGTTCAGCTATTCTTTCTTCTGACATTTCCATGGTCAGATAAAGAACGTTTTTACCATCGGTCAATGCACCAGCAGCACAGTGACACATATATAAAGATTTACCAACACCGGTACCAGCAAGGGCGATGTTTAGGCTTTTCTTCGGTAAACCACCTTTTGTAATAAGATTAAACTTATCAAGATCAAAAGGCAATTTTTCTTCAGCAGTATGATAAAAGTCATACCGAGCATCAGCGTTACCGACATAGTCGTGGCCGATGTTAGTATCGAATGAAACGGCAAGAGCGTCAGATAAGATTTCAGGCAAAGCATTCTTTGTCTGTTTCTCATCACGACCATCAATAATTTCAATCGACTTCATGATGGCAAGATAGATTGCTCGATCCTGACACCACTTTTCACATGATTCAAGGAGCCAACCCATATCATCTGGGACGAACTCCTTAATACTATCTACAACTTCATGAGCTTGAATATGTGTTTGCTCAGGAAGATTAGCGTTATCTAATTCAATAGACAACGCTTCAGGGGTTGGCAGTTTGTTATACTTACTAACAAACTTTAATATTTCATCAAATACGAACCGCTGTGCACCCTCAAAATATTCTTTCTTTAAGAAAGGAATAGTTTTACGGGTAAACTCATCATTGGTTAATAGGTTCCGCAGAATCGTTGTCGGTACGTTTGCTATCATCATCATTTCCTATCTTATAATTACCACTGTCAAAAGCATCTTCTAAAATGTTTTGCAATACTTTACCTATATAGTCTTGAAAGGCAGGATTCTCGGCAAGATCTTCATCACCTTCAATTAGCGTCCACATAAAGTTTAGCCTTGCAATACCATCTTCATCATCATTGATTTCTTCAATCTTAGCGCTTACTTTACCATATTGATACTTAGTACCAGCCCAATCGCCGGTAGTAAGCTCAACAGTATAAAAGTCGTCATCAGCACGTTCAACGAATTTATAATCATTTGTGGTTACATTATACACTGGTTGTCTCCGATTGTACATCGCTAAATACATCAACATCTTCACCAAGCATTGATTTTAATCCAATGGTATAATGAGACTTAATGTATTCTTTGAGATTAGTTTCTGCGAAGATAGGTTCCCAGAACTCTTTAGTCAGTGTTTCTTTCTCACGGCATTTAGGATCTTCAAGGACACCAGTTTCTTGATTAACTCTACAATACCATCCATTAGAAGGTTTAGCAACAAAGTTACCATGCATTGCAATATCAAGTAAACCACTGTAACGTTCAATACCACCATCCCATGTTACAGATACCGGAATCTTAGATTTCTCTTTAACAAAACGTGATTTCTCAACATTGATAATAAAGTTATAACCTTTAATCTCTGTACCAGTCTTTTGTTGTTGACGACCAAGAATCCAGATGTTATCTGCTGAATAGTAAATACCTGTACCACCACCAACGATATCCTTTGGAAACAAACCAATCTCTTTGTAAGTATGATTGATAGCAAGTAAAGGAATATTCTTCATTGTAAGATATGGCGTAACCATACGGAACAAACCTTTAAGTGCTTTTGCACGAGACATATCAGCAACTGATTTCTCATTGATAGCATCTTCTAATTCTTTCTTAGAAGCAAGGTTACCAATTGAATCGATTACGATAATCACACGATCATCTTTCTCAATAGCTTCAAGCTGAGATACTAGATCGAACTTAAGCTTTTCAACATCAGTAATAGGTGTATGCAAGATACGTGATGTATCAATATCAAACGATTCGAAGTATGTTTGTGGTGAACCAAACTCTGAATCATAGAATAACATGATAGCTTCTGGATGTTTCTTCATATATGCTGCTGCCATAAGCAAAGCAAATGATGTTTTAAAATGTTTTGATGGGCCAGCTAGTACAGTAAGGCCTGAACCTAAACCACCTTCAGTATCACCAGACAACGCGACATTAACCATAGGCACTTGTGTAGGTGCAAAGTCTTGTTGTGAAAAGATCTTCGAGTTAGCAAGGATATCAGTACCCTTGATCTTCGAATTCTTTTTGAGTCTATCCATTACAGACATTTAATTCTCCTATTTATTTTCATTAGGTACATTATACCATAAATTCATCTAGTTGTACACCTTTATTTAATTTCTTTTCTAGTGCTACAGGTCTCCATATAGATGGATACATTGGCTCATCGTCCTTATCCATCATATAATAACCTGATGCATTCTTATATCCGTTACCTGAACGGTCTAAGTTATTTAGAAATCTAATATAAATGCACAGTGTATCTTCGTGTGCAGAAGCATTTGTACCAAGTCTCTCAGTTAGATCTTTTAATGCTCTATCATGGAATTCAATCTTATCCATTCCCTTTGGCTTTCGAAACATTTGTTCAATAGCTTGTACTGCATTATTTCCGCAGTATAAACTGCTATTAGGATCTATGAGATGCGGGTGGTACGTAGCAATGTCTGCACCCATCTGAGCATAAGGAAAGTTCCATCGTCTCATGCCAGCATCTATGTTTCTTTGATTACATCTATCAGTAATCTCTTTTTGACTAAATGGTTTTCCACCACTCTTATAGTTCTCTTCTAAGTAATCTGCTAATTCAATGCAAAGATCTACTCCATACGAAGTGATATGCTGAGTCAGATTTAAACCTTTAATCGGTGTTGGATTTTGGTTGCCAATGGTAGAGAACATTTTGTTACCAACCTCTTTCCATTGCTTCATGAGATTAGCCATCTCGTGTATAGTTTCTAAGTTACCAAAGTGTGTAACTACACTATGATGATATCCATGCCAAGATTTAGAAGCATAGAAACCAGAACCAGTACTACGATGCACGTAATAAGCAAAGACATATTCTTTCAATGTCCATTTATCTGTTACATATCTTGCAACTCGCTCTTGTACATCTGCAGGTCTCTTCTTAAATATAGCTTGATTCGTACCATGATTTAGATCTTCATTAACGTTATTAAATCCTTCATATGTTCGTGATACACAATTATACGCAGGAATGTTTTGCATCAATGGATCATTAATATGTTTATCTGCCTCAGGTCCAAGATAGTCAAGATCACCGATTAGGCAATTCTCTTCTAACCACTTAGAGCGTGGCCAAAAATAATCTACATAGCAATCATAATTTGGTCTTGTTTCAAGCTTCATAGAAAAGCCTCCATTTCTGATACACCCCATGAGTTACGACGATAATGAGGTGGAGCTATATGGAAAGAAGATCCATGCTCCATGTAATTTTTAGCATATAATTCAGGATTCATAGTATACCACTCACGCGGGGGCATAATGACTTTATTACCTGATTGTTTGTTCAGTTCGTCAATAAATCTATTAGTTAGATCATACCGTTCTTTCCAAGACCCATAGAAGGGTTCTTTCTTGTAAAACCCTGACTTGGGTATACGTCTGCCTTCGAACTCAACTGGAACGGGAGCAGTGTAATATATATCACAATTATGTACTGATTCTATAGCTTTTGCCTGAGTTATATACTCTTTAATAAGGTTTTCAAGAACAAAATCATCGTGTCGTAATATATGATGCCGAATATCAATAGAACCCAGACATAGAGTGATCTTGCCAAATGGTTCAACTGATCTGAAGAGAGACCGAAGGCCGGCTTTAAGAGCTCCATGTAATGTCTTCCCATCGTAACGAAGCACCATATCATCAGCAGCACTAAAAGCGATTGTGTGACTATCTCCAACCGTGATTCCTTTCATTTTTAAATCTTGCTGTTTAAGAGAAGGTACATTAGCAAGTCTAAGGCTTAACGTATCACACCATTCTTCTGTGATACCTTCATACGTTGTAGCAGAACCAATACGTTTTTTTAACATAGCACCGTAATCAGGCATATCCCAATCAAGAGAAACAATGTTATGACAAGAAGCAACAAGATTAATTCTATCAAAGATTTCTTTTGTTGCACCACCAAATAGGTTTAGTGTACCACCAAAGTTTACACCATGTTCGATGTATACTGTATCATAATTTTTGATAATAGGTGTACAGCGTTTACTTACAGTTGCGTCTAACTGGTCTGCCCACATCTGAGCCCACCCGTGTACGTGAGACTTAACATTAAGAGGTATGTTACCTATCGGGTTTGTAATCACAGAATTCATATTCAACTCCAGCTTCTTCAAATATTGATTTACTTAGTGCCCATGAATCTTCCCATGATTGAGGTATTTCTTGAGCAGGCATGATAATTTTTTTGATTCCTACTTGGACGATGCCTTTAGCACAATCAGAACAGACAGGAAGACCAAACACAAATAAAGTTGATCCATGTAAAGATACTCCGTTATATGTAGCATTGTAGATGACATTCATCTCAGCATGTACTACTAGTTTATATTTAGTAGGTCGGTCATTATACCGATCCTCAGAGTCATTAACTCCACGAGGAAAACCGTTGTAGCCTTGCGATAAGATTTGACCTTTATCTCCGACTGCAACGGCTCCGATTTGACTTGAAGGATCCTTAGACCAGCTTGCTACTTGTTTAGCAAGTTCTAAATATCTATTGTTCCATTTACTTGACAAGATCAAAGTGCCTTTCATAGACATGTAAGTTCATTACTTGCCATGTTAGCGTACCTTTTTTAATAGGTGCTTTTTCATGCACATAAGCCAGAGCATTGTAATCATCTACAACTTTATCCATGAGATGTTGGGCCCAAGCATAATCGTTCTTATAACCGAACACTACATCATTAGAACGCATCTGTGATACCATCATCAATACATTATCACGAATATAAAATGTTTGAGCATTCGTACAAATGAAATCAGACTTACCATTCTCATCGAATTCAGTCCAGATAGATGGACGATTGTAT